AATAACAACCAAACCGCCAGCCTCCACAAAAGAAGAATCATCAAGTGTCGGAATGCCAAACTTGAAGTATTCCGGCGAGCGTTTCTGTTCCTGCTCAAAAATATCAACTGCACTCTTTGCGTTTGTGCTTTCCGCTTCCTTAACTCCATTGAACGGTTTAATAATGTTCTCCGCGAGAACCTGTAACTCGTCAACAGTGGGGTTTCCGAAAGCTGTGGCATTCAACAGGTCGTTTGCCTTTGCGATTGCTTCCCGCGTCACATAAGCGTCTTTTACGCCCTGCATATATAACTTCCAGTTAGAAATAGACGGAAGTGTTTCCGCGTATCTCATTGCCAGCTTCTTGCAATTTGTGTTCATCTTAGAAGCAATGCTTGCAATGTCATAAGCGCCGTTTTTATCCAGATAGGCATTTTTGCAGATTCTAAAAATCTCTCTGCAACCTTCATCGGAGAACATAACTTCGCTTAACTCGGAGAAAGTGTCATCACAGCAGATTGACGGCTGAACCAGTAGACAGCCAATCATCGCAGTTTCGGAATCAAGTGGTGTCATTTTGTCTCCTTTTCATCAACGAACCAAATTGTAGTGTATAGGCAAGAACCAGCCACATATTGGGTTACTTGCAGAATATTTGCCGTTGGGAATGCGTTCATAAAGTTCTCAAGTTTATGCGGCTTTCCAACTTCATTTTTATTAACCATAGTCCAAAAATGCAAATCACCGCATTTGATAGGAACACCGTTGAACTTCATTTCTCATCGCTCCTTTTCAGTGGTTGCATTGCAAGCGCGTCACGCCCACGCAAATGGGTCAATTTTGCGTACAAATCACTTACCTTGATACAATGCTGACAAGTCTTAGAGCACTCTATAAGCGCCGTTTTGACGCTCTCAAAGTCATACGCTCCAAGCGCTTTATGATACAACATCGCAAGACTTTCAAAGTCGTTTTCCGAGAAACGGCAAAAGTCCAGTGGATAAAGTAGACGATTGGCCGTTACAAGCTGTTCAGCTTCGCTCCTTGTCATCGCTTCTCACCTCTTTGTCTAAATCAGGGTGTTGACGAATCCACAGGCCAAACAAACCTGCGTGCTTTTTGTAATATTCGTAGCTGTTCCATTCGCCTTTTAATCGCTTGAAGCAATTCAACGCTACGATTGCCAGCTTGAAAAGAATGATACACGCAATGCAGCAAACCGAAAAAGACCCGACAACACCGAACAGCGTTAATGCAAAACTCATATATCCGTTATAAAGCATTTCCAACATAGTTACCACTCCAATCTTGCCACATCGCCATTGTAAACGATTGGCGCTTTCTTCTGTGTCTTAACTCCGAGATAGTCTTTGTAGCGAGTATTGAAGAAAGTCGAACCCATAAGCGTGTACTTTGGGTCACGGATTGTCGCCTTGTAAGCATTGATTGCTTCAATCATAGCACTCTCACCAACTTTGAGCAACCGTTTCTTCGCTGTCAGGCTTACAGCGCTTCGCCCGTCTTTTCGAGGATAAAGTGCCCACAGCTTATCGAACAGTTCGTTCGCAGCTTTCGTTTCCTCTGATTCCTTAACTTTTACTTCTGCGTTGCCGTCTTTTAACTCTGCGATAATTCCGTCAATGTCTCTGCGAATTTTTTCAAGTTTCTTGATTGCTTCCTCGTTTGTCATTTTGCTTTCTCCTTTTGTGCTTAATTTGTGCTTAATTTAATTTATAGGTTTTATTGCAGTTGCAAGATTTTAAGTTTTTCAAGTACTTCATCCACGCGCTTATCAAATTTTTCTGCATCATCTTCTGTCTTAACGGAATCAAGTTCGTTGCGAAGCGTGTCTATAATAGACGCGATGTTCGCGACATCGTCCTCTAATTCTCGCAAGTCTCTGTCGACCAGAGCCTTTCTAGCTTCAATATAGCTGGCTGACAACATTTTCAATCACCCTTTCTTTCTTGATATATTCATCATATCGCCATTTGTCGCGTTTGTCAATAGTTTTGTAAAATAAAAATGCAGAGAAGATTTCTCCGCTCTGCATTAAAAATATTGCGTTACAACGCTCAAAATGGAATGTCCATATCTTCTGGAAGCATTTCCGGCATAGGTTGAGCGTATTTCTTCTCGCCCTGCGTAGGCTGCTTGTAGTCGTACATAGCCGATTCATAGTCAGGCTTGCAACCTCTGCTGTTCGCGGCGGCAGTTCCCTCAATAACAAGCGAGTAATTCTCATAGCGCTTGCCGTTGTAATCGTTGATAGCGTGTTCGATACTGTTAATCGCAGTAATCTTGATTCGACCTGCGTTGACGATTTCATCAACATTATTGAAGATTGTGACCTGATACCAGCCAAAATCCTTATAAGTTCCGTCCTGCTGACGAACTGAATCGCTCAAACTTGCGCGGACATACGGATTGCCTTTCTTGCTCATATACTGCTTAACCCGGAACAGCCGGTAAGTGTTGCCAACTTTAATCATAGCTATATCTCCCTACTTAAATTTATCCACGGTAGCCATCGTAGATTTCCAATTCCCAATTATTGTCATCGTCAACCATGAAAATTGTCTGCCCGTTATAGACATCTTTGTTCGTTTTCTTTACCATCTCAACGAAATATTGAAAATCTTCGAGCTTATCAATTGTGACGTAAAGGCTGCTTAAATCTCGAGTGCTCCATTTACCTGACTTGTAATCAAAAAATTCTCTCTTTTTACCGGTTGCGACACGTTCAAGTTTGAAACGAGGGTCTTTGAGAAACGGATATTTCTCAATTATTCCGTCCCCGTTATCAAACCATGAAGTGGTTGATTCAACTTTAACGCGCATAATACAACTCCTAACTTTTACTTAACAACTTCTCCCTCAACAACTGTCTCAGAAAAACTCTCAATCTTGTTGCAGATTTCATCGTAGGAACGTTGGCGCACCTCTTTGGCGCTCTTATATCCCGCATCCGCAATGATTTTCGCCGCAGTTTCAGCATCAACTCCGTTTTGTGTACAAAGCGTGTACAGGCGTTTCACCTGTTTCGCGGAAATCTTATCATCAGGCCGTGTCACGGACTGCGCAACCTTGGCAAAGTCGGAAGTTTCGATTGCAGAATCTTCCAAATCTGCCGTGAACGCACCAGAAAGCTGCGCAAGCATCAGGCAAGCATCAACCATAGAGCGCTTCTTTGCTTTTTTGATGACGCTATTCGCCAAATCCGCCTTAGGAGCGCGACCACAAGAACCCTCGTTCGAGTTTGCACTTCCATAGCCATCAGTGATGTGCTGGCCGCCCTTGTACAACTCGCACTTAAAGCGATAAAAGAACAGCGGCATTGTTCCATCTGCGTTTCCAAATTCCTCAACAGCTTTTTCGAGAACAAACTTGCTCTCAACGCCGTATGCCATCAAGATACGCTCGGCTCCGCTCTTGTAGAGTGACGGTCGCTGTGCCTTAGGGATTCGCCCAAAATCAATGTTACGGCGAAGCAACAGGTTCGTGTTGCCAATCGTGACCCTGTAATTCTCGTGGTCGGTTCGCACAACTGCGCCTACAGGCGTGTAACTCTGAATTGCGTTAATTTCTTCACTCATTGCTAAATTTCTCCTTTACTTTTGCTACTTTTGCTTTGACTTTAATTCCACTTGACTGCATACCGAACTCCTTTCATCTGCTCCGTTGTCTTGTAAATCCTACGACAGCTATAAAACAGGTCACAGCCTTTTTCGTAGTCGGTTTCATACAAACGATATTTTCCAGTGCGCATAAGCTGAAGTCCGAGATGCCGAATATTTGCGTTTTCCAGCCTTTCAAACTGCTCATTTAACAGAAGGTCGTGGTAAGCCGTAAGCTGTGCAGACAGGCTCGGAATGTCAACCTTGTAACTCGTCTTAATATCAAGTATGCACCACTTATCGTCAATGACTCCAAATCTGTCAAGTGTTCCGGCAAATCCTAGAGTTGCATTTCCCATTTGGTGCTCAATAAGTTCCCAACCGGGTTTATAGTCTCTCACAAACTGCACATAGGCTTCCAGATACGGCGCGTATTCAGCCGGGAAATCGTCTGGAATTTCACCGGAGTAATCATACATTACTGTCGCTTCGTGTACAGCAGAGCCGCGCTCTCGCGCCATCAGCGCCATGTTGGGGTCTGCATTGTTCGCCTTGTCAACTGCAAGATAGCGAATGATATGAGTCACGCTCGGCAGTTCTACGCCATCTAGCGTGTAAGCGTGAGTTGCTTCGTCAAACTGAACTCCGCTTCTTTTTTCGCTCATTCTTAGCTTTCCTCACTTTCTTCATATCTCTGGCAAGACCGTTGACCTCTAACTCATTCCAGAGATGAACCGCAACCGCGTCTGCATTGTCAGGATAAACCTTGTAGCTTATCCTTGCGGTTTTATTCCCGCATTTACTGCACTTGCAAACGCAATATTTGCCCCAATCTTCAAGAACAGGTTCTGCGCCACAAACGCACAGGTTAGCATCTTCCATCTTGACTTTACGAAGTTCTCCTACTTTAAGAGCGCACTTCACAAGATACTTGTTGAAATATTCTTCCGGAATTTTTGCATCACCATAATAGAACAGTGCGTCAGGTTCTTTCATGATTTCCTTGATTTGACTTATTGCTCCGTCCCAGTTGTTCATGCCGTACTTCTTTAAGTCGTACTTGTCAACGGATTCCATGTAATTGACAACATCAAGCAGCGCTTTCATGTAGAATCGCCTAGCGTAAAGCGGAATCTGTTCCGGGCAAACTTTCATTACCTGCTTGCATTGCACTTTCTGTAACGGCTTACTTTCACTCATCTGAAACCACCTTTTGCATATTGTCAAAGCGTTCCTTTGTGCTGATATTCTTCGCAATTACAAGTGCAAGAATCTCATCCATGCAGGACTCCGCAGAAACCGTGTCATTATGGTAAGCGTCAGCAATCTCGCATACAAGCGCAAATGCGTCAAAATCTGCCATAGGAGAGTTTCTTTTCCACATATCGGAAAGCATCGAAATCGTGTTTTTTGTTGATTCACGCATTTTGTTCAGCCTTTCTACTTTCTAATTCTGAGTTAATCTTCTCTCTAAACTTTAGCCAACCCGGTTTGTCAATTCGTTCATCGCCAAGCTGGTTGATTCGCTCCGCGAAATTGATGTCATCAACCATAACTTGTAGGTCATTGTCATTGAGATACTTAAAGTTTCTGCACACAAAGTCCTGCACAAGGCTTGGCATATATGTCTGCCTGCCGAAGCAGTAACGAACAGCACACACGCAAATCGTTCCAAAATCCTCATCAATCCGCTTTGGTTTCGGCTTGCTTGCGCCAGGAATCGGGCATCCTATTGTTGTACTCATTCTGATACATCCTCTACATACGCCATGTTCTTGCGCAGATTGAGAAATTTAGGATTGAGAACACAAGCCGGTGCAACAGCACCGCCGTTGCACGCACCGTAGTTGTACAGCAGACCATCCGCGTGCATAGTGCGAACGACGATAGATTCCCCCGCGTCGGAATCTTCATCACCACAACACAACGGTGTTGCAGTCCAAATCCAGCTGTCGTAGTTCGGGATGTAGTCACGGTACTTTCGGTACTCGTCGCACGTGAGGATAAAAACAAAGTCCTGTACAGTGCCATAAGCCCTGTCGCCGTTGTCTGCAACAAGGTCAACGGTATGTGACAGCAGTCTTTCTTTCTTAAAAACAGCATTCGCCATATCAGATAGAATCCCACGCACATTACTAGTGCGGTAGTTATTCCAGTTGCCTTTCTCATCTGCAAATTTATCACTTGGGCAGAATTTCACTTCTTTTGCCCACGGCTTTGCCATAATGGCCAACACGCCACCGTCAGGGTGATTCAGGTCAAGACAGATCCACTCGAAGCCTTTGAACATGAAATGCTCGCCGGGTTGTAGGGTTGTGATGTTAGTCATTGTGTGTCTCCTTTGGTGGCTTTGGCAGCGGCATCCAGTGAGTGACGTGTGTCAAATCTTCTGGATAAGACATTTGAGAGTTCCAGTACCAGTCAACAATACCGTTTTTTCTTGGCGTAGTTTCTCTCCACGCGATTGAAATTGAAGTATTGCTAAAGGTATCATACACAAGAACTTCATCAAAGACATCCGGCAGTCTGTCTTTAACGCTTATCCATTCTTTCTTCTCTTCCTTATGCCGTAAGGAATGCCGTAAGGACTTGGGGTCGATGGTTTGAGCTGCATCAATGGCTTTTTTGATTATGAAATAGACGGTCGATGTGTACAAGCTTTCTTTGTACCTAATTTCATCAAGAACGTTCTGCATTACATCTTCTGCATAAATCAGTCGTTTCATTTCTCATCAATACTCCTTTCGGTTTTTCTCGGGTTTTTTCGCTTCCGATACATTTATTATACGCTTCTTTCGGATAGATGTCAATATCTTTCGCAGAAATATTTTTTGAAAATAATGCTTGCAAGTGTAATTTGTCTGTGCTATAATAAGAATGTTATCAGAAGTCTTGTTTGGTGTGGTGGCTGAACAAGGCCATACAACTAAATAAGACTTCGAGCTTACTCTGATTGTACCCACCACGACAGTCAGCGTAGGCTTTTCTTTTTATTAAGAGGTTCAGACATGCAGGATTTTATCGAAGATAGTCTCGTAATCATGACGAAAAGCACGATGGATGCATTTCTGGCAACGGATTGCTTTTCAGAACTAATTGGCTTGTATTCCTTTTATTATTACACAGCAAAGTGGCAAAAGACGAACCAGCCAAAATGCACAACAGATTATGTTGCAAAAGGCATCGGATGGAACGTGGCAAAAGTCCGCAAATACAAGCAAAAATTGATTGACTTGGGCTTGATTGAGGATGTAGTGACAAAAGACGACAAGGGCAAAGTAACTGGCCACTATATAAAGTTGAAATATGTCGTTTCATCGCAAAAAGTGAGTGAGCTTTCTGCGCAGAATCCACCCCATCAAAAATCCACAGGGTGGGTTTCTCCACGGGTGGCAAAATCGGGAGACAAATGCTTAAAGAATAAATATAATAAATGCTTAAAGAAAAATAATAAAATGCTTAAAGGGGATAACGCCAAAAAACTGGAATGGTAACAGCTTTGCCGGGAAACGCTTCGCTTTATTAGCCCAACTTGCGCAAGCAAGGAAAAAGAAACGAAGCGCAGTTAAAAGTTCCGACCTGTTAAAAATTTATCAAAGTAGGTGAAATCATGGGCAAACGAAACACAATTCACAAGTTGCCAGAATACAAAGGTTACAGCGCTTATTACTATTATGATGATGAAGATAAACTTTGGGTTGGCCATGTTTACAATTCAACTCAACTTACGGAGAGTTTGCGTACATGGTTACGTGGTATGATACAGAAGAAAAATGGATGGAACCCCTATTTTACAGCATGGTTGACGATTACATTACCTTTAAAAAACAGATGGAGTACAAATACGGAAAGCGGGTGAATAAAAAATGACATTCGTTATGGGTTGCTTTACAGCAGTTTGCGCACTGTTCATATTCATTATTTTTCTTGAAATTGTGTTCGGAGTTATCGAGCGTGTATGCTTCGACACACTGGTTGGTTATGTTTTAGGAACGGTTTGCCTGTTTGCGCTGTTTGCATTGTTCTTTGCGGTTGCAGTCGGCGCGCATCTGTGAGGTGAATAATATGGAATTTAAAGCAATCTTAATAACATGCACGCTTACCTTAATCGTAATTAGAGCCATTCAGAAAATTACACACAACGATATGATTAAAGCGTGCGCTGCGATTTCTGCCGTTATTGCGCTTTTTGTAGTTATCGTAATGACCCTTGTGTTTAGAGCAAATTCGGAGACGTTCTGGGCACTTTTGTTTGGAGCGTGGGCGATTAACGTAATTTCATCTGCGGGGGATGATGACTAATGTTGGGCTTGATTATTATTTTTGCATGGGCGCTGAAAGTTCCCACTTGGATTTTTGCGATTGCAATGATTTTTGGTGCTGTTGAGGTGTTCGGAAAATGAAAACGTTAAAAAAAGACTACACTATTGAAGAACTTGCTCAAATGGCCTACAAGGGGGCTAGGAGCGATTTTAAGACGCTTTTACGCGGGTCTGAACAAAGTGCTTACCTAGCACTTCGATACCTATACAAGCTCTATGAGGTGGGTGGAATCTCAAAGGAAGAAGCAGGAAAAACCAAAGCGCAGATAACTCGGCGTTATGGTCAAGACCGGCTTCGTGAGGAACAGCTTGATTCCACAATCAAGGCTTTCGCTGATACCGTGAAGCGCACAGCAACGGCGAATGAAAATTACAGACGGGAAAGAACGCTTGACAACGCCGATAAGTTGTGCATGGCCATTGACGGCATCGCCGTACAGGATAGGAGAGACAATAATGCTGTGTGAAAAATGTGGCAGCGGGAATGTGTATGTCAAAGATAATGTGTTTGTACCGCCAGAGAACACAAATTACAGAAAGCGAATCTGCAAAGACTGCGGATATGAGTTCTTTACAGTAGAGTTTTCCGTTGAAAAAGGCGATGAAACCACAATCAAAGAATGGAACAAATGGCATCGCATAAGCGCAAAAAAAGCCGCAAAGCGTAAAAGCAATGCGGCTAAGTAGGAGTTATTTCTTGAATTTTTTGCTGTAATCAGGCTGAATCTCTGCAAGGTAAACCATGTCGTAATCGCAGTTTTCCAGTTCCATGTACAGGCTCTCGGCAAACGCAAGTTCTTTCGACACATCAAGCACAAGATTCTCTTTGACGAAGTCTGCAAAATCTATCGCGTTATCGTTTAAAAGTTCCTTATAGCTTGTGGAGTAGAGGTCTTTAGTCTTGCGTTCCCATTCCACCCACTTCGACATTGCGTCCTTTACGGCTCTGCGCTTTGTGGTGGCATCTACATCTTGCCTGCGATAACTGCGCCAGTTCTGCGGAATGTAACTTTGAGTTGATACAGAGTATTCCGGGATAAACGAGTTTGCGTGTCTCATGTAGAACGAATCAGTTTTTGCTAGACTGTCAGATTCCTCTTTGTAGTGGTGTTCGTGCATACGCTTGAAGCCTTTTAAATTCAAGAAATCAAAGTATTGGCGCATTTGGTCGTGGAACATAACTCCCTCGACCTGATGCGCTTTTATTCTTGAAAAGACATCGGAAACCGCCACGGAAATCACTCCTTAACAACTTCTACTGCAACATTCATTGTGTTGACTTGCTGGCTATTCACATAGATTTGCAGTTTGCTGGACAGATGACCGCGATACACGCGGACAGGGGCAGTGATAGAGAAGTTCATCAGGTCGTTTGCTGCGGCGGCAGTGGCACTCTGAACCGCGCCGGGGACAAGCTGGCCGTCCTGATACAGAGAAACCGTAACAGTGCCAGCGGCAGATGCAGTCAAAGTTGTGTTGACTGAAACAGTGTAGTAACCGCAAACGGATTCAGCATTGCAAGGGCAAGTGGAAGAACGAATAACAACAGAGTTGTTTGCCAGACGGATGCAGTTGCCATACTGACGGATTGTGTTTGTGATAGGGAGTGTTTCGCCAGCGCCAACTTCTGTCGTGCCGGTGTAAGTGTAATAACCAAGTGCTTTAGCCATTTTGTATATTCCTCATTTCATATTGATAAAATAAAAAGCAGGGCAAGTAATTCCTGCCCTGCCTGTCACCTCGCCATCAGGGCGTGTCTAAGTCAAAGTTAGACGTTGGTTGTGTAGCAGCCGGGGCAACCACCACCGCAGAACGGGGATGCGCCCGCGCTGTAAGCGTAGCTCATAGGATACTTCACAACGCCAGCCATCTGGGAAGCGAGTTCCAGAGCACTGATTTTAGCAGCTTGCTCTTGAATCTGGCGTTCCAGACCGGCTTTTTCCAGAGCCGCGAACTTGTCATCAATGTTCTTATTGATGGCAGCGGTGTTGATAGCACCGTTGTAGTTCACGCTGTCAATGCCGCGCTGGGTAGTGCAGCAGCACTGTGCCAGCTGGGAAGTGATAGCAGCGGTGTTGTTGCTGGCTTGCAGCTGCAAGTTAGCTTGGCCGAGCGCAATCTCTTTGCCCAGATTGGCGATGTTGCCCTGCATATCGTAGCCAAGGCTACAAACGCCGTTGCCGATGTTAGTCAGGCGGTCATTGATTTGACCAAAGTGCTGACCGAACAGAATGTCCTGCTGGGAAGCCGCAGTTGCGTACTGACCGAGTTCGCCGTTACCATAACGACCACCCCAGCCGCCGCCCATGAAGCCAAAGAACAGCAGAATAAGCACCAGCCAAGAAATGCCATCGCCACCGAAACCAGTGTTGCCACGGGTCAGAGCGGCAATATCGGCAGGGGACATCATGCTAGAATCTTCCATTGCCATGAGAAGTTCCACCTTTCATAAAATTTTGTATTTGAGAAAAGCAATATTGCGCACTACTGCTTAACTGCTAGTTAAAGGAAACTCTTTACTTGCGGGTAAATCTGTTCAGCCATCTTTTTCGCTTGGTCTACTTGCTGTTGGCTGAATCTGCCGGTCTTTACAAGTTCGTCAACCACAGCGCTCGGATTCCTAGAACCGACCATCTGCTTCACTTGGCCAAGCATCTGAATCATTTGCATTGGGTTACTTTGCGGATTTGGTGTTGACGCGGCGTTCGCCTGTTGGAACAGAGAAGTCAGAGGATTCATTCTTCACATCTCCCTTAATATTCAATAATTCGTTGAGCCGTTCATCTACAATTTGACGGATTTTGCCTTCGTCCAACTGCCTACTATCTGTAGTCGGTTCGCCAGACATTTCAGAGAACTTGAATTTCTTGAATGTGACAGCGCCGGAAACATCGCAAGACTTCACATAGAAGTACGGATTATTGTTGTCCATAAACCAAGCGGTTTGATTCGGTTGCACAATGCGATTCCTCGCATCTTCCTCACTGGAAACAAAAATCCAAGGCATTGAGCCATAACCCTGATTTAAGCCGTCTGCTGCGTTCTGCGCCTTAGGCATAAAACTATTCGTCTGCGGTTGATAAAGCTGTTGTGGGGCTTGCCAGCCGCCATACGGTTGATTGTAGCCCATAGGTGAGCCATACATAGGCATCTGCACTGTCTAACACCTCGTTTCTGATTCAATTATAAAAAGAAAAAGCCCTATCGAGAAGTCCCGATAAGGCTTTTATTTGTCTATTATTCAGATGTGTTTGAACAGTTGTTCTTCGGCTTTATAGGTGATAACTCTGATTCGCTGGACGGAGTAGCCAAATTCTTCTGAAAGCTGGTCAAACGTCCGCTCATCAATTAGGCGACGTTTCAGAACAGCTCTCGGCGTTTCCCCTCTTACCCATAAATCAATCAATTCGGATAACTCTTTGTTAGAAATATCCTCACTTACCACTCTTTTTGCCATTGCTTTGATTCTTTCTAACGCGGGTTCTTGTCTTAGTCCGCGTTGTTGTGGTAACTGTCTTAATGCGTACTCTCTGCTTTGCCATTGTTAATCACCACCTGCCGTAACATCAAGGCTTGCATCGCCATTAGCGGTTTCTTGAGCGGTTTCTTGTGTTGCGTCAACTGTTTGCGTTGTAGTGGTTGTTACTGTTTCCGATGCCTGCACTTGGAACTGTGCTTCATAGAACAGCCACGCAACATTTGTTGCAACAAGCAGGACAATAAGCAGAACAATAATCGAAAAGTATCGTTTCTCGCGCTTCTCGTGACGCATTTCGCAAGATTCAAACACAAACTGTGAAATGTAATTATCTGTCCCGCTGGTAGGGTCTTTCACCATGTCCAGCTTTGTATCAACATCCATTGGATTCACACCTTAATCATCAAACAGTTTGTCCTTGATTTCTTCAAGGTTTTTTCGGATTTCTGGAAGTTCCTTTGAAAGGGTTTCGATTATGCCATACAGCTTATCCTCGCGTTCTTTGGAAGTCTTAACGACCCACCAAATCAGGATGAAAAACGACACAATAACGCAGCCGAGAACGCCGTAGTTCATGTAAACGTTTTGGGCTACTTCTGTCGGCATAAGTCACACCTCGCTCAACTCTGCATTGTCATAGCCGAGAGACTTTAACTTGAACTTAAAGTTCTCTGCATTTTCGCGGCTTGCAAATCGAACAAAGACTTGATACTCTTTCACTTGCACTTGAGGAATATCTTCTACCGGCGCAACTTCGTCAGGAACTCTGCCGGTAGAAACAGCAACCGGCTCTGCATCGCCGATTTGCTTTTGACTTGCAATCTCTGCTTTCTTAGTGCGCATCTTCAAACACCTCTATTATTTATTGGAGGACTTGAAAATGCCCTCATACAGTGCAACAGCAGTTGCACCAGAGCCTATACCCATGGCACACGCGGTAAACGCATCCGTGGCAGGGTAAATAGCAGGGTAAACAACCCAAGCGGCAATACTAAGAATTGCACCAGTCACCATACAGATGACAGGAATCCACTTATTGTCTGCCGAGGTCTTTGTCTTGTACGCATAAGCGATAAGCTCAACAATGGCGGTAATGGATGCCATCGAAGCAACATTCGTGAAAATATCCACCTTGTATCACCTCTTTTTATTGTAGTGTAGCATACAGACTTAATTATTGTAGTGTAGCATACAGACTTAAAATTGTCAAGCGTCAATTTCAATGCCGACACTTCCGCATCCTGCCAGTCTGTCGGCGCAAGGCCAGCGCAGCAGCACCTCGCCGTCGGATAATCTCATAATATAAACTCCTCACGCGATACGGCGCCAACGGTACACCGTTTTGTAGGGCTGCATGTTGTTGTGTGGTTGGTTGCCGTTTGCAATCGTAATATTACCAGTCTCGGCAGTATATGTGCCAGATGACAGTTGCTGAATAGGACTACCAAACCCACCAAGTTTGCTCACATCTAGCATAACACTTTTTTCAGACCGTATTGGACTTGGTAGCTCCGTGGAAATTAGTGTGTGCGTTTCTTCGCCGCCCTCACTGCCAATAGGATGCACGCTATTGGCACCAATCGTCACACGTCCAGCGCCATACGCTTTCCACATGCCATAACCAAAATAATTGTGCACTTTTTCTGGCGTGCTTAAATCTGGTGCACCTGAGATTCCAGTTGGGTCAAATTCAAAAATATACCCAATGGGGAGTTCTTGCATCCCCACTCCCATAAAATTACTCATTTTCTGTCCCTTCCACAATGGCTTTGTACTGTTCTTTTGTAATTAGCCCCTTCCTGACGGCTTGGGCAACCATGGATTGAGTCCACCAGCCTTTTTTATGCCAAAGTTTAATTTTTTCGTACATTTCAGTTCTCCTCGGGAATCATTGTGCCTGTCATCATCGCAGTGTATGTCACCTGCGCATTAAGTTTTTCGGCGGCATCGCGGCGCGCTTCTTCCTCTTTGGCGGCTTGCTCGAAAGCCTTGGCTGCGGCATCGGCGGCATCTTTTTCTGCTTGTGCCTTTTTTGCAATATCCGCAAGTTCCGCATCGGTGTACGGCACATACCGCTGCACTTCTTCGTACTCGTCCCATGCGTCCTGTGCTGGAGTTGTGATTTCCTGCCGAAGCCCATCTGGGAAATCGGCAGTGACCGTTCTTGTCATTACTTCATACCGCACGGATGCTGGTACAGCTTCGTGATGCACCGTGACACGTTTCGCAGTTTCTAACTTGCCGAGCGCCATGTCTGGGTTTTGCAACTCGTGCTCAAGTGTTGCATCGTAAATTTTCATGTTCACACCTCTAAGTACCACGTAACGTCCAAGTCGCAGTCAGGCTTAATGTCGGCGGTGATTTTTACCGTGATGTTTCTTGCCGTTACTGTAAACTCTGTTGTTCCCCTAGCAATCGTTCCAAGATTGCGGTGCTTTGTGGCATCTGTGTTGGCGTTGCCAGTCTGCGTTGTCAGAGGTGGCAGAACGTTTTTAATCGTAAATGTCTCACTGTTGGTGACAGTCTTACTCTGCGTGTACTTGCCGTTTTTCGCCGTCCAGCCATCCACGGTAAATGTAGCAGTGACTGTCTTAAACTGGTCTTTGATTTCAATACCGTCAATTTTTTCGAGAAGCGCATCAATCTTTTCACCAGAATATTTTAATTGATAACCTTCGGGCATTCAGTCTCACCACCTCTAATAATAAATAGTGCTGCACCAATAACGAAGCAACATCTTAATGCTATTACGTTCATTTTACTCTACCCATTCAGATTTGTAAAGCCCTTGTTCTGTTAAACATAGTTCTTTTGCTGTGGCGTAGATTTTATCTGCATCGCCTTGTGAAACAGGCCCAATGGTAATTATCTGTAACTTGGACTTTGGCTCGTTTATTTCTGGGATGTCGTTCTTTTCTACTTCGACTTCCGAATCGTACACGCCGACAGCGTTTGCAAAGCCGATGTATTTTGTAGGGTCAAGACCTTTGCCAGTGGCAGATGCGCGAACTTCAAAGTGACAATGCTTGAAAGGCGGGTTGGCGAGCGCCGCATTACCAGTGTTTCCCATAACAGCAATCGGGTCGCCGCTTTTAACCTTCTGCCCGACCTTAACTAAGAGTTTCTCGCAATGGCAAAAATAAAGGTAGTTCACGACATCTGGCGTTTGGTTCGCGTCCAGCTTAACACAGACATAATAGCCCCATTCCCATGTTCTGTTGCGCTTGTCTGTGACAATTCTGGCCGTTGTCACAGTGCCGGAAATGTTCTTGTCTGCATATCGCGGAAAGTGAATAATTGAATCGTCAAGGCCGTCAACATCAGCGCCACCGTGCCAGACCTTGCCGTTCCCTCGCGTATAGCCGTAACGCGAGTACGGAAAACGGATTCGGTTTCTACCGTCAAAAAGCATGAAAATCACTCCTTTTCTGCTTCTTCTGCTTCTGCTTGTTTGTCTTTCGTGCCTGTGTTCATTTCCAACGTATCTACGTGCAAATTCACTTCTTGGTTAGCTTGCAGGTTTGCGATTTGCTCATTCTTTAACTCTGCGTTAAGTTTCAAAAGAGCATTTTCTACAACCAATGACTTTACCATAAGCGGCATCGTTGAGTTGTTGAGTACAGAAAACAGGTCTCCTTGCAGATTCATAATTATTTCGTTATCGCTCATAGTATCTCCTTTACCATGCGTCGCCTTGGTGGGCAGTCAACAGATATTCCCAAGTGGGAGTTCCCTCTGAGTTTGTGTAGTTTACACGGGACAAAGCAACGTTGTGGCCGTCAATTTTTAAACGCTTGCATTCCAGATAGCCCAAAGCATTAACACCGCCGATTGACACATGACCCTCACCGTTTGAATCTGCACGAACATCAAAGAATTTTGTATGTGTGCCACCAGTGTACATTTCAAAGTGAGAACCGGCACTATCATTATATAGGTCAATACGGTTGTCGTTATAGCCATCGTTGCCGTAAATTCTGATGTGACCAAGAACGTGAGAACCGCCTACGCTGTCAGAGTAAATTTTTACGGCAGGGCTATACGAACCGCCAGAGACCATCTGGGACAATGTTATTTCGCCATTACCGATAACAGCTTCGCTGTATGTTGTTTTTGAAGTTAGCGTACCAGTGATACGCACAGTGCCGTCTTGTGCTAATTTGAAGTTATCAGAATCAACAACAAGTGTATCTCCCTTGAACGTGATTGTTCCAGATTCAATCGCAACGGATGACGAGTCAAGCGCGAACTTAGAGCGAACATTTCCATCTGTAACGGCTGTCAATTCAAAGCTGTCGAAAGTTTGTTTCAGTTGCGTGTATTGTGAACTTAGCCCACTGATGTCTTGCGCTGTTTGTTCAGCCTTTACGGCAAGGCCATCAACCGTTGCAGAGATTTTAAGAATCTTTTGCTTCGAGTTGTATTTGACGTTATTCACAGCAGTAGTCGTGTTGCGGCTAGCATTACCAACGCTCTCAAAAGTACATTTGCCGCCACTATGCTTTACACTTGTAATCCAAGTGTCGAACTCATTTTTCCCGTCACTTATGGTTACAATATCGCCAACCTTGATTTCAAGTGTCTCCGGTGTCTGAATATTTGAACAGGGAACATAGGTAATGTTATTCAGACCATCATACAGATTCTTAACATACGGACGTAGTGCCGCATCGGAAGTTGTTGAAAGAAGCTGATTACCTTGAATGACAAGCGCGTTAGTGCCTTGCTCGTCAGCAGGATAAACAACGCCGACATCATCATCAGATTGCCTAACTTGTACTTTATCAATAGCCTTTACAACGAAGTCTGAGAAAGTCAACTGATTCGCAAAGTAAGGGATTCCATCAGGCGTGTCGCTACCTGATTTTGCGGAAATAAGCACGCGATGAACATTGTCTTGCAGACTTCTATTAACTACATCAAACAGATGGAAAGACTTTGCGTTAATGCTCTTTTTGGGAGAAATTATTACTCTCTCGTTTTTCTTGTACCAGTCAAAGAAAAGTTTACCATTAGCATCTGCATTGCAGAAGCAGCCGGACGCAGAGCATACCATCTTCATCAGGTCTCTAGCCTTAACGCCAGAACCGGTGAACTTTTGAACTTGGTAGTCTTTGTTCAGACGAGGTTCGTTTGCAAGCTCCAACCCGCACTTAGCGGCAAGTGCTGTTGCAAAGCCTTTAATCGTAATTGGGAAAGTAAGCGAGTTGAGCCATTCCGAAACATCAACATCAAGTAGCGTGACGTTATCATAGGCCGTCACTTTATACTTGTTTGAGCCTGTCTTTTCCGGCTTGTCGCACGTGAAAACGCCAATTTTTGTTTCTATACCAATGTCGTTATCAGCCTTGTAAACCTTGTAATATGTCAGTACAGTTCCTTGTGTTACGCTAAGAGCGCTGTCGGAATTGACCCAAAACTCAATCTCAACAGCGCTCGCGCACACAGAACCGGGTGCGATGTCACTGTCAGAGTTTGATGAAGTAGTCCAGTCAACGCCAACAATGTTGCTTTGAAGCGCTGTTCCGTCCGCTAAAACAAACTTATCTTGAAACGTCTAAAACACCACCGTTCTTGTTATTCTTATTTTACGCTCCTGTGCCGATAATGTCAAACTTAAAATCCCTATACAGACCATTGTAAAAATACGTGCTGTAAGAAGAACCGCTTGAAGTGGAGCAATATGCTTCAAACGTCTCCAAAGTTCCGTTCTCTTTCGGGCAAGTAAATTGGAACGTCTTGCCTTGAACAAGGTTATTCATATAAGCTAACTGCTCTTTAGTAACAGCCTTGTAAGAGAACTTCGCTTTAGGGATTCTCCGTTTGACCCACTCGATGTGCATAACCCCATCTTGTGTGCGGCCAGACCCCTCTGCGGCAATGGAGTTCCATTCCATCTGAATGCCACCGTCAGCATCAGGCTCATACAGGGGCGTTCCATCAACGAAAAATTGTGTTGACAGTGGTCTGTCAAGCGGACTTGCCATTGTTATGCACCCCCATTGATTACTGCTTGCTTGCGATTGTAGCGAGTTGCTGCACGACCAATCACATCATCGCCAATGCTAACTTCGAGTTGATTGTCATTGATTGCTTGCACGACAGCCATACACCCTTGCCAGAACACATCTGCAAGGCTTGCATTTGCGTCCATTTGCGCTTGCGTGAAAGAACCCATGCCGCTACCGAACTGCCCAGAAACGCTTCCTACGCCGAGCATAGGTACTGTCATGGCAGACTTCATGCCAGAAGCAAGGTTATTAACACTAGAATATACCAAGTCTGCGTTAGTGTCAATACCATTTGCAAGGCCGCGCATAAAATCCGGCATCCACTTCTCGTAATCGCGAAGAACGCCCTCGTCAGGACGCGAGAAGTGAAGCACAGATGCAATGCCTCTAGCAACTGCGTCAGCGGCGCTCTTTGCCAATTCCTTTGCTTTTCTGATGCCATCAGACAAACCCTGCACGAAGTCAGAGCCCCAGCCCTTTGCAGTTTCTTTCATCTTGGACAAGTCAAGCGCTTCCTTGACTTTTCTAATTGCGCTACGGACTTTTTCAATAAATCCGTTAATGCCATTAGTCAAACCTTGGACAATGTTTTCGCCAAAGCCCTTAAAGACAGTGGACGGAGAATGGATTCCGAAAATGTCCTTAAACCAGTCAATGACGCTATTCCACTTTTCTTTCCACCACTGCTTAAATCCAGCCCAAGCGTCTTGGATTCCTTGGATAATGCCCGGAATAATCTCTTGCGCCCACTGAATGATGCCATCAACGAAGTTTCTAAATTCCTCGTTTTCGTCATACAGCTTGACGAAAATGGCAATAAGCGCAGCAATTGCGGTGATAACTAAACCAACAGGGTTTGTAAGCACGCCGATAACTACCGTAACGGCAGAAATAGCAACTTTAGCCGCCATAATTGCGGCAATAACCGCTGCAATCACGCCAGCAACATAGCCAATTTTCTCCGAAATCTTAGAGATTGTATCACCGTGCTCGTCGATAAAGCCGAAAACATCTTGAATTTTGTCATAAACAGGGCCAAGTGCTTCTCTTATAAACTTGTAAATCACAGTTGCAGCGTCAGAGAATCCTTGAATAAAACCGCTTGCGAACGGAGCAATAATATTGTTAATGACGATTGATAGGTCGTTCATAGTATCTTCAAGCAACGTCAACGCATCATTGAACAGCAGTGCGCCAATGCGGCCCTCTCCGAAGAAGTTTTCAAAGAACGATGTATCGACTGTCTTTGCAAAATTTCCGATAGATTGCCATAGATTACCTGCGGCAGACTTCAAACCTTCGGAGTGTTCATCCCATATTGCACGCATCCTGTCTAATGCCGCACGGAACGGCTCTGTCAGGCTCTTCATGCTATCTTCTACTTCCGAACGCTCCCACATCGCAGACGGGTCAACGCCAAGAGTGCCGCCAGCGCCGCCGCCTTGCGAACTTTGCACAACTTCGAGTTCGTCAAACCCAGCAAGGAACGCTTTTTGAGCCTTATTGCCAGATTTCAGCGAGTTCGCGTAGTTGACATTGTTCTTAATTGCCTTGTTATAGAACGAACGACCAGTTAGCGCAGAAAGGAAGTGCGAAAGCACATTAAATGCGTTCGCAATAGCCGATGCAAGCATATTAAATGCAGGAGTTAATGCGGAGATGATGGGTTCTACCGCCGCCATAATTGCATTACGCGCAAACAGCAAGTTAGATGCAACAGACGAAATGTTGTCATTGAAGCTGGCAACAGCACCAGTTGCACCTGTGTCAAACTGCTCCGACCAAATGGCCATTGCGTTTGCGGATTCCCTCGCCGCGATGGTTATTGACTTGATTACGCCACGGACTAAACGATAGAATACGATATTCTTAATCGAGCGAGTAAGCTGTGCAAGGAACGTGTTGTTCTCACGAATCGGCTTTTCCGTGCCCTTCATGCTATCGCCAAGTTCTCGGACAGAAGAACTTGCCTTTTCTGCGTTTTCAGAGACTTCTTCCTCTGCGTCAGCAGTGTTGTACAAAGAAGATGTTTCGGCTTTATAAGCACCAAATTCCTCTGCAAGTCCAGCAAATTTGCCCTTAAACAAGGTTTTTGGTGCGTCCGTGAACGCCTTGCTTGTATCAATTTGCCTGCTCTTTGCCTGTTCCTCTGCTGCGGCAGTTGCTTCCCTTATGCCAAGAGCGTAGTCTGACAACGCCTTTTTTGCAGTTGTCATTCGCACGGCGTAAGAAGTAACTGCCTGTTCTGCCTTGTTAAGTGCGAGTTGTTTTCTTGCAATGCTTATGGAAGTGCGTTCGTATGCTTCGGAATCGGTTCCCTCTTTGATTGCGATTCCGCTCAACCTGTCCTCAAGGTCGCTAATTTCCTTTTTGAGAAGAACGACCCTGCCAGCTTGGTCTTGAACCCCTGCCGTAGCCTTATTAACCGAGTCTTGCAGTTTCAGAAACTTTGCTTCAACATCGGGAATGCCCATGTCCGAAAGCGCTTCACGGGATTTTTCAGACTGATTCCTGATGGCATCTGCAATGTTGTTTTGGCCTACGTTGTTCACTGTGTCATTCCAAACCTTGGAAAGATTATTCAGTGAACCGCTCATTTTGTATATCTCTCCGAGAGCCTGTGATACATCGGAAGCTATTTCAAAACCGAGTTCATCAGCCATTTATCTCACCACTCTCCCGTTTGTGTTTTTCTTTAATCATCTTGTTCCACTCCAAAGACCAAGCATAGAATTTAGCGGCATCCGCGTTCATTCTAGTTGTTTTTTCTTGCTCTGGTTTGGAAGTCAAATTCAATTCTGTGGGCTTGTCTGGATATGCCGTCTTGCCAAAAGAAGCACCGAGAGCGCGAAGAACATACGCTCCGTTAAGCCATGCGGAGACATTGTTCGTTTCAAGCGTCAGGTCGGTTTTTATCTTGAAAGCGTCATAAAAAGGTTGCAACAAAAAAGGGTTGAGCGACCAGAATGTGTCATACCCAACCCCCATTGCCAATGCTTGCGGTAGCCACCCTTTATAAATGGCATCGCGCATATTTTTGTATTTTACGCTTTCTTTTCGGGAACTTTCTGCACAGTTGCTTTCCCCGTGTCTGCTTTCTTGGCGAGAGCGCGAAAAAAACCGCTTTTCTCCATTGATTCAGTCATAACACTGACAAGTTCCTTGAGGTCGTTTCCTTCCTCGACGTACTTCTCAATGTCAGCACCAGCTTCCTCAACAGTCTCGTCCAGAGCCAGCGCAACGAAAGCGCGAAGCGTAGACAGAGTTTTGCCACTTGAACCAAGGTCGATGCCCATGTCCTCAAGTGCGCAAACGTGATTGAATGTGACTTCCATTACGGAAAAGTCTTTGCCGTTAATTTTCATAATTGCTCTCCTTTAACTATGAGTTAGGCTTTATAGTTTGGCGCTCCCACCTCGCCCAATAAAGGGCGCAAGGCACGGAGCAGGGGAACTTCCCCATACTCCGCAGGAGAGCGCCTTGCTGTTGGTTAAGCAGACGGCTTTTCGGTCTTGACCTCGGAATCGCAAGTGATGATAATCTTAGCTTCCACAACTGCGCCAGTGCCAGCACCAGAGACATAAGTAGAAACCTGACCGGAGAAGTAGAAAGAACCCTCACCGCCAGCACCGTCATTGCCGAAGTCCAGTTCAAAGAAATGCTTTGCATTATCATCGAGAGCCTTGACCTTTGCGAAGTCAGCCTTAGTGTAGTTGTAAGTAAACTCAAAACTACCAGTGTCTTGCAGACCTTGAATGTACCGCTTCATCTTGTCACGCAGAGTAGTGACTTCGATGGTGTCAGGGGCAGAGCCAAGGTCAGGAAAGTCCTTGACGGCAACCAGTTCTGTGTAAGCGCCAGCAGCCGTATCAGAGGTTTTGAGAACTACGTTATAGCTTGAAATAGCCATTTAATTTTACCCCCTGTAGGTTGTATCTGTTTCAGTGTTAATGATGGCAGTAAAACGCATAACTACACGTTGATATTTCTGCGTCTTATCGCCCATATTTGGGTCATGGGAATCCATTTGAAACCCTAGTTCCTGCATTGCGTTAGCCGCGAGATTTGCGATAGAAGCGGCATTTTCTCGGTCATTCTCGCCTTGCGTGTATACATTCACATCAAAAGCATAACGTACATGATGCCAACCGGCAGAATCATAAGTAGAACTTAGCGCACTGCTGTCTGTCTGCGTGACAATAACAGCTGGGTAATGCGGGTCGCCAGTATTTGCACCAGCATAAACCCGAATACCGCTAACTTCGCCTTTCAGCTTCGAGAGAAGATACTTACGAATATCAATTTCATAATTCTTAATATCCACCTTACTTCTCCTTTAGCTGGATTCCATGTTGCGCGAAAGATGTGCGAACCCATGTAGGCATATTTTTCTTGACATCTTGAACGGTCAAGTACATAGGCGCTTGGGCTTTTTGGCCACAAGTGAAAATGTGCTTTTGGCCTGTTTTTGGGTCTGTGTATGGCATATCTCCTGGTGGAATCCACTGTCCGTAAGGAACGTGCAATATCTTTCCATTCTTCATGGTAATATATTCGTCCTTGCCAGAGTGCTTGCCGGAATTATAATTCCAAGTACCGCCCTCTGGGTTCGGATTCCCACCGGGGAATGTACCAACACCGTTAAGACCAGTGCCATACTCAACAAACTTTGCGTTAATGTCGTGGTTGTAAATTCGTGCGCGGTAACTCTTACCAGTTGACTGCCACTCAACATCCACGCCATCTGCATCCGCAAGTCTGCCGGAGTATTCAGCTTTAGCGCGTTCTACAACATAATCATGCGCGGATTCAGTGTATTTCTGAATATCCTTTGCCATGATGTCATATTGTTTCACAAGCTCTTTTATTCCCTTTGTTCCGAGCCATACTCGCCTTATACTAGGCATTGGAATCACCTATGCTTCAAACCGATTCTGACTTGATTTATGCTATCCGCAACTCTGTCAACAATCAAGTTAGCAGAGCCGTCCTGCGGTGTCTTATTATGCCATACAAGAGTTTTCCCCTCTACGAAATTCAGTAACCCAAACTCTTTGCAAGTCACAGTTATGACATAATCATAACCAAGCCACATGCCGTTTTCCGTTCCGTATGCGTAGCCCGTTGGCGCGGAGATGTTGAGCATGGCGTGAATCGGGTCGCTGTATGTTAATACATCGTTGCCCGTTTCATCTTCGCCAGACACAACAGGATTGGAGAACCAGACGCTACGCTTGTTCTTTTCAAGACTGCGCATCTGTTTTCACCGCAGGAACGCCGCAAAAGGCCACAACGTTGTTTCTAATGAAGTCCTCGATGCTTTCATAAGTACGATGAACTCCGTTCTCGATGTGCTCTTTCTCGCCTTCCGCACCTCTCAAGTTGTACATACGCTCCGCAACTTCTAGTTGCAGGAAACCGTATCGGGGCGGCAATCCCACGCCGGATGTGTCCTTATACGGATATACCGCCCCTACGATTCTATCACTAGCTTGAGTGAGCAACAGAGCCAGGAGTTCATCTTCGTCTGTGCCATCAATGCCGAGCATGATTTTCAACTGTTGAAGTTTTTCTTCCATAACTCTGTTCTCACTCCTTAATACCGACTTAGATTAGCCGTTAGAGACAATCTTAGCCAGCTTAATGTTCTTTGCGTCCCAAGCCTTAGTCCAGTTGGTAGCAGTGCCAAGCTCTACACGAGTGGGAGAGTTCTTAGCAATCTTGGTTGTGTCAATAGACATACCCAGCGGATGCAGAGCCATACCCCACTTGCTGTACAGCTTGTTCACGCCGCCCTTGCTCTCGGGGTCGTAATCGACATAGTTCGGACGGTCAATGCGGACATTCCGAGCAGTAGCGATAGCGCCCTCACCAAGCAGGTAGGTGTTGTAGGTGGTCAGGCCGTCCTTAGTGCCAGTTGTCAGACTGTCATCGACCATAACCAGATACTTGTTCAGCAGCAGACCAAATTGAACGCCACGGCTATAAGCACCGGGAGTGGTAGCAATGTTGTTGACCAGTTGCAGCTTCAGCAGGTTGGTGTACACGCGAGAGTGCATAGCAACCATGGTAAGGTCATCGAAGTTGTCGCCCAGAGCTTCCTGCGCAGCATCAAGGAAAGTATCGCCGGACAGGCGGTTCTCGGCAGTGGCAGTGGCAGTGGTCTGGCTACCCTTGCTTGCGGAAATGTCCTTGACGTGAGTGTTCATGCCGGAAACGCCCAGAACGCCGTCAACAACGGCCAGCAGCTCTTTCTGGTTGTTCTTCTGCTGGTAGTAAGCAACCTTACGAGCAACATCGCCCAGAGGGTCAGCGCCAGTCAGTTCACGAGTGAAGTCTTGGTCTTTCCAAGCAGCCATGCGGCGGAACGCCATGCCGGTCTGCTTGTTAGCAGAAACCTCAACAGGAGTGTTGTCGGTCTCGCCGTCATAGTTCTTAGCATCGCCAGACAGGGGCGCGTAGTTGGGAACAGTGAAAACATTGTTCTTGTCGGTCAGAACTGCGGAAATGTCGGGAGACACGCGCAGAACGCCAGAGTTGATAATTGAAGTGTGTACGGGGTCTACCTCTTGGATGTAATCAGTGAAAACATCGGGGTCGAAGTAGAAACCACCAAAAGTACCAGTAACAGCCATTGTCTGATTCCTCTCTTTAACTTAGATTTAGAAGTGTTTCGCCAATTTCGCGGATTCGGCTTTGTACAGTTCCGGGTTTCTCTGTTTAAGCTCCATCCGTTCCTGCATGGTCATCTTGGAGAACTCTTTCTGACCATCGCCAGAACCGCCACCAGAGGGTTGTTTCATGCCTTGCATGAGTTCCTGCCGGATTTGAGTCGTGATGCTCTCCTTCTCAGCGTTGTAGGTGTCAATGATGGTTTGAGCGCCAGCCATCGCATCTTCATCTTCCATGTCGGAGAACTTGTCAATCAGCTTGGAATACCCATCTGTTTTAATGCCGTTCTTCGCAAGTTCAGATTCAATCTTACTCTTGCGCCGGTCTTTCATGAGCGCTGCGTTTTGTGCCTTGATAGCAGCAATGTCAGCGGCTTGCTTCTCTGCATCGGTCATTTTGTTCTGTTTCAGTTGGTCTAGTTCAGATACAGCGTTCTGATACTTGCCAGCGTCAACATACTTGCCAGTGCCGAGGTCTGCCAGCTTAATGCCCTTTTGTTGAAGCGCGGTTTCAAGTTGCTCTTTGGTCATGCTCTCTGCGTCGCCAAAGATTGCGGTAAAGTCAAATGCCATAAGAGTTTTCCTTTCCACTGTTTAAACGTGTTGTGAATCCACAGTCTCTTGCAGTTAAACGCCAGCAAGATAGGCGAAATATTTTAAATCAGAGCTATTGCTCCGATTTAGCCTTGTTGATTGCATCGTTCTGTGCGTTGTTATCGCCAGAAGTTGTCGTATCATTAGCTTTAGCATTGCGCTGTGCGTTCTTTGCGCTGTCAGCGTCCTGCTTTTTATTTGTCATGTCATCAGTTCCGGTGCGTTCCTCTTGCTGCGTGTTATCTACTTTCCACTTGGGAATAATAAATTCCTCGCTCATTGCATAAAGGTTCTCCGGGTCGCTGGTGATGTCGCTAAGAGAAATCGCGCCAAGCGGATGTACGCCAGCTTGAAGCAGATTCAAAAGCACTTGGCTCTTGTTCAGCAGATTGTCAGTTCTGTTCCGAGTAAACTTGATGTCAATATCTGCTGTTTCAAGACCTGTAACTTTGAATTGCGGATAGCTTTGCAGAATCTTCAAGGTGACAAGAATGGTTTCTCGCTCGCTCTTGAAGAACATCTTCTCAAAGCTCAATGCGCGGCTTTCTGCGTTTGTCCAACCTTGACCGATGATAAGCGCTTGACCAGTGTTGCCACCAGCAGAAGCACGTCTATCAGGCACACCAGCAATGGCAAGAACCTTGTTGTACATATCCTCGACAAGCGTCTGTGTCTGGTCTTGATTAAGCTCGCTTGTGATAATGTCAACATCCGCAGTGTACTGACCATTTGACTGAACCTTGATAGCGCCGAGTTCTTTCATCGCCTTAAAGGTATCTTCGTCAATGTCGCAGTTAATGAACTTGATGAAGCTCTGCACAAACTGCTCTACACCGTCAACGCGGTTTGAAACTGTTTCGTTCAGCGCGTCAAGAAGTTCGATAACAGGCTCAAAAGAACCCAATCGTGAAGTGTTAGCGTCATACTCAACAATCGGGTTAATCCCCATAGGATTGGGCGCAACTTCAAATTGGGTTGTCCCACTGACAACAATGTCCATCCAAGATGTTGACTGGTCACTGTCATCAGCAACGGGCATTGAATACGGAAGCGATGTTGTGTACACGTTATCGTCCGTATAAGCAACGATTTCAACCGTGTCAATCTGACCAGAGCCGTGCTTCCTGTGATAACTGCAACTTAGCAGTTTTGAGTGTTCCATGTTTGTGCTGTACACACAGAAAGTATTCCGCGGGTCGAGAACGGATGTGTGGAACGGCGGTGCAGACTTTTCCTTTCTGCGCATAGCGGATGCGGAAAGAGGGAATGTAGCTTTGTAGCCAACACCGCACTCAAAAATCCAGTCAGCAAGTTCCCTGTCTGTATTCGGCTTGTCATCGTTAAGGCAAAGCGTGTTCAGCTTGTTCACCTTGTCCTCATTGCCACGTTTGCGCATCTTAGAGGGCTGTTCTGACGGTTCTTTTTTATCGGCAGTATAATCTGCCGCCTGAACCTTGTCATCGTTTTTAGCTCTTGCTACATAGGTTACGGGAGAGCCGAAGCAATAGCCGGTCTTAAACTCGACAATCTCATACGCATGATTCTCAACAATTTTATTGTTGATTTCAGGGCGCACATCCTTTGTGCGGTTAAGAACAGGTTGAATGCCTTTTGTATAATTATGCAAATAGTCAATGTCTTGGGCATTGTTAAGGTGAACAGGAATTGCATCAGCCAGAATCCGGGCAACTGCAACAGCGTCAATCTCATCCGGTTCATAAGAAGAATAGATTCTATTTCGGCCTTTATTAAGCATTAGTTCACCCCCATTTGCTTGCTTACATAATAATTTATTTTCGGCCTATGCGCAACAATCTTGCCATAGTTTGCTCTCGCGCTTGAAAAAGTTGCCGTCATAAGTTATAATTAAGCCATAAACACCACAGAAAGGGGTTGACAAAGTGGAAGTTAAGCCACTCACAGCCAAGGAATTGACTTTCAAGGGCTACGGGTCAAGCACCACAATTAGCAAGTATGTTGCAATGGGTATGCCAAGGCATGGCGTTAGAGGCAACTACTGGTTTATTGAGGAAGAAGTAAAGCAATGGATTCTTTACCGCGGCGAAAAGCTGTTTATAGCTTGTCCGCATTGCGGAAAACTGATTCAAGTTCCTAAAGAGGTGGTTGCAAATGCAAAGACAACAACAGATTAACGACCATAAGCGGATTGCTTCGTTCTCCAAGTTGCTGAAAGAAAACCCGAAAGACATTCGTCTTGCGGAAGCATTGCTTTCAGCCTGTGCAAACGCAACCGCAAAAGATGATGGCAGCTACGAAACAAAAACAGCAGAAGCAGAGTACGCCTTTAAGAAAGGCATGGAAGTTTACAATGCCTGCCTGTTCAACGTTGCGAACGCACGAGATATTGACAACAAACGCAAGTGGCTTGTCTTGACTAAGAGTTCGCTGCTGTTTTTGGCTCATAAATATTTTGACAGTTTCTTGCTCTACTTGGAGTTTGACCGCAGACCAGATAAGCGTTTTTACGCTCCAAGAAAGAACCAGCTAAAAAAGATTGTTGACGGCTATCAAGACATAGCGGACGGAAAACTAGACCTTTTGACTGTTTCTATGCCGAAAAGATGCGGAAAATCGCAACTTGGTTCGATTTTGTTCTCAATTTGGCGAGCTGGAATGTACCCTGACAAGTCGATTCTGTTGACAGGACAAGGCGACCAGCTTGTAAAATCGTTCTATGACGGTTGTCTTGAAATCATGCAAGACAGGGCAACTTATAATTATTGGGATGTTTTCCCCGGGGCAACCATTGCGAATACTAACGCGGAGTTAAAGTCAATCGACTTGAACTCAAAAAAGCGTTTTCCCACAATAACGTGCCGCTCCATTGACGGTAAGCTGACAGGCGCTACGGAAGCAAGCAACTTTCTTTCGATTGACGACCCCGTGAGTGGCTTTGAGGAAGCGAACAACTACGCTCGCCTTGACTTGCTGTGGAATAAAATCCGTGGCGATGTGCTTGGCAGACGAAAAGAAGGTGTTCCGATTATCATTATCGGCACTCGGTATTCTATTCATGACCCCATCGGTCATTTGCAAGAAATGGGCAAACAGCTTGGATGGCGCGTAAAGATTGTCGAAGTGCCAGCGCTTGACCCCGTTACAGACGAATCAAACTTCCGTTACAAATACGGTCTCGGTTTCAGCACGGAATATTACAGAAACGAGCGAAAACTAATACTAGAAAGCCAGTGGGCATCCGAATTTCAGCAGCAGCCCATCGAAACCCGCGGCGCTATCTTCCAAAAAGACACGCTTCAATACTATATGGAGCTTCCGCAAGGCATTGAACCTGATGCGATTTTGTCCGTCACAGATACGGCTCTTGGCGGCGGAGATTTTACATCAATGCCGGTAGGATATATCTACGGAGAAGATGTTTACATCGAAGATGTCGTTTATAACTCTGCGTTACCGACCATTGTTGTGCCAGAGATTGCGCAGAAATGCAAAAAGCACAAAATATCAATCAATCAGGTAGAATCAAACAACCAAGGCTTGATGATTGCGGAACACATTGAAAAGGAACTGCAAGTAATCGGAGCGCACACTTCAATCAGAACGAAGCTGACAACAGCAAACAAGCAAACAAAAATCCTTACGCAGTCAGACTACATTAAGAAGCACTTTTTCTTTAAACATGAGAGTATGTACGAAGCAGGAAGCGAATATGGTGCTGCCATGCGCGAAATGTGGTCATATTCACAACTTGCCAAGAATAACCACGATGATTTCGTTGACGGATTGAGCCAGTTGTCAATTTTTATTCAGACAATCGTTGGATGTAAAGTAACTGCTTTCAAAAGACCATTTTAAAAAATCCTTGCATTTTTCAGCCAAACGTGGTATAATACAAGTATCGGGAGTAGCTACCCGATACAAAGAAAGACGTTGCTTGTTTGATTCTCAACCGTCAAACGGCAAACAGAATTGAATAAGCAACAGCAATAGCTGGGTCGCACTTAGGTTGAGAGGTGCTACCCGGCTATTTGTTTTATAATCGACAAGGAGAGCGATAAGCAAAAATGGAACTTGAATATTTGAAAGCAATCACATATCAAGACAGCAACGACCAGAGACTAATTCAGACAAGCGATGCAATAGACGAAGAAACCTTCAATTTTTTGGTACCGCTAAAAACAGCAGACTTTGAAAGATGCTTTGCAAAGCCAAAAGACTCTTACGACAAACACTCGCATAATATCAGTTTTAGATGCGTGAACAATGGGGAATGTTGCAACGGCTTTGTGAGTCATGAAAATTGCAGTAAGTTAAAAATAAACAGAATTGCAAAGGACATGAGGATTTACAAAGCAAAAGTCGAAAAAGCAAAAGAAAACGGAACCGACATAAATATTGAGGAAATCCCAGACACTTTGCTATGTTCAGACTGTCTAGACCTAAAAAAAGAGTTTTGTTGAACTAAACGAAAAATTAGCAAAAGAACGAAAAGAAGAAGATGAAAAATGCATAGAAGAACATGCCACAGAATGGATAGAGCAGGAAAAAACGTTGACATTAAACCCAAACAGACAATTTAATTCCAAACTATCCGCAAGAGAAAAATTTGACTTTATTCAGCCACCAAAAGATTCGACAGGCGAACACGAAAGGCTTCTTGAAGAAGCTGTGAGAAGCATGAAATACAGAGACTTCTTGCAGACACCATACTGGAACGCTTGCGCTTGTAGGCGTAGACAAATGGCTGGTTATGCATGTGAATTGTGCGGAGCAACAAGAGTGCCGCTGCAAGTTCATCACAAAACATACGAACATCACGGCATGGAACACATAGAACGCATTTTAAGAAAAGATACAGTCGTTCTGTGTGAAACATGCCACGCAAAATTCCACAATAAACTGCTTGACTAAGGAGATAAAACAATGAGCGTTATGCGAGTTAAAAAAGATAAGAACTATTCAGTCATCTCGAACTGCCTTTTGCGAGATAAAGACATTTCGCTTAAAGCAAAGGGACTTCTTTGCGTAATGCTTAGCCTACCTGATAAATGGGAGTTTTCAATCGCTGGACTTGCAGCAATTTCACATGAGGGAGAAACTTCAATTCGCTCTACGCTAAAAGAACTTGAACAAAACAGATACTTGGAACGCGGAAAAGTGAAGGACGAAAAAAACAAAGTAATCGGTTGGGATTACATCGTCTACGAAAAGAAATTTGATGAAAAAGACCGCGTATACAAAGACGAAGCTAATAGAGTGTATGCTGAAAAAAAGAAGAAGGAGCCACATGATGGAAGTCCAGTTGTTGGAAATAATCATGTGGAAAATCAAAGGCAATTAAGTACAGACAAAGAAAGTACACAACAAGAAAGTACTTATATTTCTCAACAAACCGATTCAAGCGCAAACGATGCACCAATTCCTGCGGAATCGGTGAGAAATGAAAAAACAAAATCTCTTTGGGATATTAGCAGAGAAATAACAGGGAATGACCCATTTACTTTTCCCTATCAGCCTACGAGCGATAGCGAGAAAAACAGCGCCGCAGGCATTGTAAAGAATAAGCCGCTTGTTAAAAATTTAACATATGATATGGATGACAAGGAAATCAAATTGTTGAGAGCAGCGCTGCTTGGCAAGGCATACGGTATGGCAATTATGAATGATGCACCATTTTCTATGCAATGCGGCACAGACCACGGAGTTGCTACTCTTACAATGGAAGGAGCGTTTGACTGTTGGCTTGACAATGCGCTATACCGCGAGAGCGCGAGAGAAGCCTATTTAAGCAAGTTTCTTGAAGCGTGGAAAAATATCTGCGATAACTGTGCAGACCGTTTTTGGATGCCTGCGCGGGGCGGTGATGGCTATGTGTGGCAGAATGTAATCAAGGGTTATGCAAACAACTGGAATCCGGGTACTCCAAGTGAGCGCCGAGAAGCTAAAGCAAAGGAGATTTTTGAATGAGCGCTGAAATTTTTAAGGCAATTTCCATCATTGGTTTTATGATATTCTTAAATTGCCTTATTCTCCTGCTCCTATGCTGTGCTTTGGACGCGATTTGTGAAAGCAACGGGTACGGAACGAAATTTTGTGACTTAATAGAAAAATGCACCATACTTTTGATTGTTATTGGAACATTTGCCATTATGACGACGTTAAATTGTGCAATCCTGTACGCTTTGTTTTCATAATCCATAAATTCTGCAACATCTGTCCATTCACACGCTGCGAGAGACGCGGTATAATCATACCAGAGCCAGAGAAAGGAGATTTGACATGGACGAACTTCTAAAAAATTGCAGTACAAGACTTTTCAAGGTCGGAGATAAAGTCAGAATAAGGCAGGACATTAAGGGACTGTTTGTTTTAAGAACTACGGATATTGGAAGGTACACAAGGATATTCCCAAACCAGATTCAATCTGGTGACTCACGCTATAAAATTACTGGTGGTATGGTTGCGTGTGCTGGTAAAATAGCAGACGTAACGGAAGTTATCCCAAATCAAAACGGAGCGTTGCCTTTAAGCGCTCTGTACAGACTTGAAATCAACGGAAGTTATTCTGAGTGGCGCTGGAAGCACGCGCTGCTTGAAAAAGTGGAAGAAGAAAAGAGTGATTCTAGCGGTTCTACTCGGTTTCCGCTCAAAGTCGGAGATATTGTAACTGTCAGACGCGATATTGCGGAAAGGTGCGATAAGAGCGGGTATATATGGTCTACTGTAAATAGCCGAAAAATAAAATCGCCTTTAGTAACAAGCAGTATGGTTAGTATGGCGGGTGAAGTTGGTAAAATTACAAGTATTTATTCCGAAGGCGAATATACCGCTTACACATTGGCGTTTTCCAATCCAACGTATGATGGATTTCTTTGGGGTATAGGCTGTCTTGAAGAATTTCACGACTACAAGGCTTATGTTGAGGGAAACAGCGGCAAAAAGAAAGCGCCACGGAAGAAATCCGAAGAACACGGAGAAGATTACTACGGAAATAGTAAGTATGAAAAAATAGATATATCGGGAATCAAGGCTGACTTCTTTGCGTATGATTACAAAGGCAGGAAGAAAATGTTCCCGGAAATTGACGGATTTATCACCAAGATTGACGTTACAATCATTTCTGGCGATGAAACAGGTCTGATTTACTTCGTGAAAGACGGCAAAGCGAATAGAGTTGCGTTTGATGCGAGTGTTGGAACTCGGTTCATATCCTATGACGACGGTACTTACACAGTCGAGGGCAAAGACAACATCAAGAAGTGGCTAAGTTGGAGTTACGACAAAGACAAAGCCAAGAATGTGAACTACGCAATTCAGCACATGACGGATTTCTTAGGCGGTGATAAGTGATGGCTTACGCCGACAGAGAAAAACGCCTTGCGTACCACAAGAAGTACAACAGAGAAACGCGGGAATGGGCTAAGAAAAACGGGATTTGCGTTGTTTGTTGCAAACAAAAAGCCGATGAAGGTTACGCCACTTGCCTACAATGCCGTATGGCCGACAGAGAGCGGTCTAAAAAGCCTAGAAATCTTACGGCCGATAAAGTTGCCGAGCAAAAAAGCAAACGCGCACAGCGCCGCTTAGACCTGATAGAGCAAGGTATATGTACGCAGTGCGGGAAGCGGAAAACTGGTGAGTATCAGATATGCGACGTTTGTAGAGCAAAAATCAACGCAAGACGCAAGAAAAAGTATAACGAATCAAAAGAAATTCCAATCGTCCTTTACGGAGAGCAAGGAATGTGCGCAAGATGCGGGAAGCCTACTTACGCTAACTCAAAGTTGTGCAAGTTCCACTATGATGTTGCTGTACAGAACCTAGGCAAAGCAGAGAACCGCGGTTCTGAAACATACAGAAAAACGAATCAACTATTTTTTAAACGAAAAGGAGCAGACAAATGAAAGTTTTTCTTGATGTTGGCGCATATATGCCGACATACGCTCACGATGCAGACGCGGGAATGGATTTGCGCACACCTGTTGCGTTTATCGTACCGGCACATGGCGATTACACAGTTGACACCGGTGTTCATGTTCAGATTCCTGTCGGAAATGTTGGCTTTATCAAGTCAAAGAGTGGCTTGAACGTCAATGCCGGTCTGACTGCAACTGGTGTTGTGGATGCGCTCTATGACGGCAGCATTCGCGTTAAGCTGTACAATCACAGCGATGAAGATTATGTGTTCAGTCGTGGCGACAAAATCACGCAGATGGTTATTCTGCCGATTGCTAAGTTTGACTTAGAGTTAATCGACACGCAGGAGTGCTTTGAAAAGTCAGAACGCGGCTCGGCTGGCTTTGGTTCCACGGGTAGATAATAACGCACGAACAGTTCGGAAAAGTCGAACAGTTTGAACAGTTTGGAAAAGTTACGAAAGAAATGGAGAATTAAAGATGAAAGAACTTACGATTACAGCTAAAGACTTTGCAGAGCTTTTTTCTGATGCAGACAAAATGCTCACTTTGCGTGAGGTTGACAACGGGAGAGAGACCGGACGAAAGATGGTTTGCAGGGTAGTTTCCGCGTCAAAGTCTATTGGCGGCAAGGAAGTCAAAAAGGCAGACAACGGTCTGCTGATTCGTCCTAGCTATTATAACCCGGATTCGGCTTACGAGCCGCGCAAGGTTATCAAGGCTTGGGGTCTTGACTGGAATCTCGGTACTGCTCTGAAATACATTGAGCGCCGTGGGCACAAGCAGGGCGAAACAACGCTGAAAGACCTCAAGAAAGCACTTACTTACATTCACTTCGCAGTCGAGGACGAAGAAGAACGCCTTGCGTCTGAAAAGGGGGATAAATAATGCAAGTTGAACTTATCGCTTACTCCACGCCAGCAAATGAGAGATACAAGTACAATCCGATGAAAGTTATTGAGCAGTGCGCAAGCGTCTGCTATGACAGTGAGCCGGATTTTCACGACTATCGCATTGCAAAGGGCTGTGCAAAGACCGGGCACATGAGCGTGTATGAGCACGCATACTTCACGTTTCACATAAGTGGAATTAGCCGCGCATGTCTGGCACAGTTGTCAAGGCACAGACATATAAGCCTGTCAGTTCGTAGCCAGCGCTATTGCGATGAAAGTGGAAATGGCGTTCTTGGCTGTATCATCCCCAAGGCTTTCAACGACGAGCAGTTTGAAATCGCATTGCAGACTTACTGTGAGGACATCGACAAGTATCAAGTCTTGCTGGCAAGCGGAGCAGCCAAAGAAGATGCTAGAATGGTGCTGCCTAACGCGATGGAAACGGAATTGTACCTGTCAGCCAACGCACGAGCGCTGATTGAAGCAAGTCATTTGCGTCTGTGCAACAGAGCGCAAGAGGAAATCAGAACGATGTTTGGCAAGATGAAGGAAGAAGTCAAACAGGCTTCTCCCGAAATTGCAGAGATGATGGTTCCGAAGTGCGAGGTAAATCCGAGTTATCCGTTCTGCACGGAGCGAAAAAGCTGTGGGAAGCACCCGCCGCTAAGCGAGGTTTACGGCAAGTGCAAGTGCAATGGGAATTGCGGGGTGAAAAACAAATGACACCGATGACACAAAACGAAAAGATGGCAGAATCACACTGCGAGTTCACAATGTCCAAGTACGGTTGCGACGAGTGTGCCAAGCATTGTGCTCTAGCGGACATCTGTAAGGCTTGTGACGGCGATTTCAGCCGTAGTGTGGGTGAAGATACCATTGCGGCAGACAAGGCCGTACAAGCGCTGGAAAGGCAGGAAGCGGACAGCATTGCAAACTCCGTAATGGTGGAGTATTACAAGAAACAGCTTGAATCCGCGAACGAGGAAATTGCAACATTGAAAGCGATGAACAAGATGCTCACGGAAAGCATCAAGAATCTTACGGCAAAGGGGTGAGTTCATGATTTTCAGAATCCTGTGGTTTGTGTTCATGTACTTGGTTGCCGGGACTGTGATTGCTGGGGTTTGCGTTGCGATTCTCGGCGATGATGCAGACAAATACGAAAACAAGGTTGTTGCGTTTGCAATTCTGATTTGGCCTGTTATGCTTGTTGTGCTTGTCTTTGGCGTGCTGACCGGAATTGCAATCAGAATCGGCAAAAAATAATCAGTTTTGCAACAAAAGTCCATTGCAATGCAACATGGAGTGTGCTATAATAGAGACACTCCAACAGAGAGGCCATTTGAACGATTGCTTCATCTGGGGACGAACTGCTGTGTGAGTTCCAAGTCTTAAAGCGCAGATTTTCTGCTGTTGGGAATACGCCAATGCCGACAGAGCGCCGGGAGCGCCGGAGCGAGCAAGGCACAACAGATTTTGCCTATGTCATGTAGCTTGCTTACAAGCTGTCCGCTTAACAATGCAAGTACCGATAGGCATTATTGCGGGTTAGCCAAGCGGCAAGGCATCGCACTTTGACTGCGAAATTCGTTGGTTCAAATCCAGCACCCGCAACCACCGTATAGTATGGGCTGTGTCCATAGTATACCTCCTTTTGGTAGTAATTGGGTTTGCGATTTTTCCCGATTACCGACCCGAGATGCTTATTCAGCCGATGGGTTTCAAACAGCAGTCGGCTATTATGGTTTCTTAGTTTAAGCAAAGCAGTTGCCCATGGCAACAGATGATGGTGCAAATCCATCAGAAACCGCCACGAGCCTCGAAAAGGGGCTTTGCATGTCTTTTCTCCTAAAAGTCACAGCTGAAAGTTAAGACCGCAGACTTATAGCAGTTAGGTAACTTGGGCATTGCTTAATTGTGAGTTATAAGCGGTCATTCTTGTGCAGAATAAACCCGCGAGGTGCGGGAGCGGTCTTGAAAACCGAGTGTCGCCAAAAGCGATGGGGTTCAAGTCCTCGATTCAGCACCACAATACAGGGTGGCTCTCTGCCGTGGAAGTCGGCCAACTTTAGCTGAAAATTGCTATGGATTGCCAAGCTGAATAAGGCTTATGCTTGAGACTCGCTAGACGAGCGCATAAGCCTTATATATCCCGCACAGCTAACTTTATGCCGGTGGAGCAAATAGCGTAGATGTCGGCATAATGGACAAGGGCGGCTCGTTCCAAAGCAACGGCGAGTAGTCAGGAGCAAGACCTGCGTGTGGGCTTAATTTGAATTTGGAGGTGCGTACAGTGCACATTTTGGTAAACTGCATCCAAGCTGTAGCAGTCGTAATCATCATGATTCTATGTTTCATTGCTGGCTACGAAGCTGGCAAAAACGATGCCACTATGCACAACAAATGCCGTGAATATCCCATCGTTATGGAGCATAAGCACGGCGAATAAACTTAGACATTCACTTGGTTTTCCATCATATCCTTTCTCTGGGAAAATACCTCTGGCTTCTGCTGGGGGTATTTTTCTTGCAATCAGAGCGGAAATGTGGTATAATGGAGATGCTAACAATCCTAGTTGGAGATTTTTCCAACTCAAAGGCTCTTGCGGATAAAACCGCAGGGGTCTTTTTTTATTTTTAGCGCGATTTTAAAAACGGCAATAGGGGAGTACCATAAATCGGACTGCAACCAAAGCATGGGACTTTTTGATTTTTTTTATTTTTTTGAATTGACATTTTGGGTCGGAAGTGCTAAAATAATTGTAGGGATAATGCAGGAAGCGCATAATCGGGTAAGTCCCGAAACACCGTATTATCAAATCTGCTGGATGGCGAAATGCTGTCCAGCTTTTTTGAAAGTGCGGTGTATTTTTTATGCAAGAAATTTGGAAGAAAGTCACTATCGAGCCGTTTTCTGAATATTATGAAGTGTCAAATCTAGGTAGAGTTAGAAGCGTTGACAGGGAAGTGAAGCGCAAAAACGGGACTGCTCACACGGCAAAGGGGAAGGTTTTGTCACAAGCGCTTGACGGACACGGTTATCCGTTCGTGTGGATGCAAGTAAAAGAAAGCAGAATTGAACGTCACGTCCACAGGCTGGTTGCTTTGGCATTTGTTGAAAATCCAAAGCCTGACAAATACAATGTTGTCAATCACAAGGACGAGAACCCACGCAACAACAAAGCGGATAACTTGGAGTGGTGTACGCATAAATACAACTTGCTGTACGGCACAGCGCAAGAGCGCAGGGCAAAGAACAAGTGCAAACCGTTTATCGGCTGCGATGAATGTGGCAAGATTGTCGTTGCGTATAAAAAGCTGGACGATGCAAAACTAGATGGATTTGAAAAAACAAGCGTTCATTTCGCGTTGCACGGGAAAGATAGAAGCGGAAAAGAAAACCAAAGCCATTTGTACAAGGGCCTGTCTTGGTGGTTCGTTTAATAATATAAATATATATTAAGGCAATTATATCTAAGT